TTGCGTGTGTTACTGTATGTGCCATTATCTATTCCTCGTATATGAAAATTAACTAGCAGCTTTTTTGGCTGCGTCTTTTTGTGCTTTCGTCAGGACTTTACCAGTCCCTCCTACTCTACCTTTTGGTGCTTTCATTATTGCCTCGTAATCCAAATGACCCACATGATTAGCAAAATCCAGAGCATGAGTATCGTCATTGTTGTCATCAGTACATGCCACCCTGATCATCGTCATTGCAACAGGCAAGCCAAAACACTCCTACTACGAGTCCTAGTACGAGGATGATTATTGGGAGCTCTAAGTCCATATCAAGTATGGAACCGGTACATGGAGACAGTGCCTCCATGTACCGAGTGCCTTAGCCTGTATTCTCGTCAGATCTTCCTTCGACGAAATACTCAACATAGACTGTGATAGCTCCAACAGTGCTATCTGTTGCGTTGTTCTTGATAGTTACAATAGTAGGTGCAACAGTAGCTGCTGCAGTTACTGCAACTGAAGTCCTACCAAGAGCTCCGGCGACATCAGTGTCTAGCACAATGGGAGTACCCAGGTCACTACCATCCAGATTCAAGACTTCCGTCTGGAATGTAGGGGTAGTGCCATCATACGCGGTGGTAACGACTGCGTGCGTGTCGGTAATTACCGCACCAGCAGGCAATTCGAACAGACTTACGTCATCAGATGCAGTACCTGTGTCAGCATGGGAAGTACTTCCGCTGCCGATCAGTTTACGTTGTACACCCTCAGAGCGCTTGTTTAGTGTGTTTGCGATTAAAGCCATTTCTATTTCCTCAAGCTATTTCTAAGTCCCCAACACTGTTAGTGCTGGGGATATCTGATTAGGCTGCAGTCTTCAGTACGATAGTACCAAAATCTTCCAGTACACCAGAAGAAAGCCCGCCCATCTCTTTACCAATAAACTGTGGCTTTAAGAGGCCAAAGATCTTAGCTGTAGAGATACCGAGCTGGTTATCATAGTCAAACATCTCTTCGTCCCAGGTAGCAGTGCCGATATCAGCCATTGCCAGTGCTTGTGCACCACACAGGATCGCAGATTGCCCTTCAACTACTCCAGTAGAGCCCCATTTAGACCCAGAAGCCAGACCTTTTGTATTAGGGACATGGCGATATGCAGAGATTGCAATACCATCTACCATAATAGTGTCAGTGCCTTTGAACAACTCGTTAGACTTGCCACGAACACCAGCATCCTTACAGATATTGATGAAGTCGGAGTCTGTACGCAAGTTAGCCAATCCACCAGGGGTAACAAACAGGTGGAAGAAATCCACACCGTCGTTAGTCCTGATAGGACGGATATAACGTTCTTGGGCATAAGCCTTCATTTCAACCAGGGATTTCCAGGTAAGAGATGATTTAGCTTTATCGAAGTTCGCATCCGCTGTAGAACCAGAAGCAACCCACTCACTGTCGATCTTAGTGAAGGTACGTCCGGCAGTAGGTGCGGCAACATCGTTTGCGAATGACAGCAGGGGCAGGTCGGAACCGATACGAGTAGCACCGTTTGTGTACTGACTGTAGTCGTAGCCGGCCAGAGTCAAGAAGGCCATCTGGTCAATTCGTTCTGCGAACCAATATGCCAATTTGTCACGGGATTCAGAGCGGAAATTCACGATTGTACGCTGATCGTTCATCTTACCGGTGTTACGAGTAGCGTTACGCAGCTGGTCAATCTGAATTACAGTCTCTTCGGAAGTCATTACTTCCTCGTTACCTTCCAGCTGACGATCTCCTGCGCGGCCATCTCCATCGAGGTCATTGACCAAAGTGATGATCGCACGATCACCCTTCTCTGATTTCTTCAGCTCAGTAATACGCTGGCACAGAGAGTCCTGGCTAGTGCCAGTAAATTTATTGATAAAGGACTGGTTACGGGCTTTCTTCCAAAAGTCCATAGACCACATCTTTTTATTGTGGTCAGTTAGAGCGGCAAAATTTGTCTGGGCCACTGTATATCTCCTAAAATAGTTTTCGGAGTGTCCGGTCACTTTTTAGAAGGCGAACGGCACACATTGTATTTAATCGCCCCTTGGGCGCGTTGTGTGCTCGCTATCGGGCGGGCTGCCGCAACATCCGTATCGTGGATGACTCGAGGTAAGCAAAGCTTACCATGTTTACCCGATAGCGTGCAACTAACTTAGACTTTATTCTCGTCGAGCTTGTGATCCCCACACCAGTCCGTACCAAACACTGCTGGGAAGCCGCTTAGTGTGGGGGCGCGCCTGCGACACCTGCCCAGGTGTATTCCCTCGTGCTCTGCATCAGGGCTCTTTTGTGCAAACCACATGCAAGCAATACAACTCATGCGCATGCTCCGATGTTTCCAGTTATCATCATTCACATTAAATCTCCTCGTAGTCTCTGGCGTGTAGCTTCTGGCAGTGCGTCGTAATCTTTTTCCGACAGCGTTGTTACATCGATGTCATCTTTTATGCCGGCTACATCTGCATCATCCCCTACACCTGATATATCAGGGGGCTGCTTCGAGCTCGCTGCTACTGCTTTCTTTATCGCCGCCTTACGCTTAGGGGTACGTTTTTCACTGGGGCTTTCTGGAACCATCTCAACATCTGGGAAGATGTACTTCGCTGCCTTTATCAGTGCCTGGCTAGGGGAATATGCCCCCGATGCTACAAACGCATGCCGCAAAGACTCCATTTCATCCACCATCCCCTGGTCAAACGTTTCTGAGTTCACATCCAACTCATCATACGTAACTTCTAAAAAATCAATTGCGGCATCCAGCCTAACCTGCTCTCGCGCCTGGATAGTAGCAGACTGCGTGGACTCCTGGAGTTCCACCTGGAATATCTCACGCTCAATATCGCGCTGCTCAGCACGATACTTCTTTGCCTGATCCTTATCCCCGTCTAGCAGTGCGTCATTAATCTTGTCATCAAGGTTCGCTAGCCTGTCATCCTGCCCCGTATCTTCTTGCGCTGGAGTATCACGTCTAGCAGCGAGCATCTCTTCTCGCTCGGTCTCCATGCGAGACACTTTCTCTTGCAGAGCTCGATTACGTTTCTGGACTGTATCATACCGAGACTTAGGGAGCATGTGCTCCTCTTCCTCAGGCTCGTCGTCCTCTTCAGTCTCTTCTTCAGTCTCTTCTTCAGTCTCGCCCTCTTCAACCTCTAAGTCGTCGGCGGACTCATCAACTTCTTCTGTGCTCTCTTCTTCCGTTGTTTCCTCTTCTGGCGCTGTTTCTGTCTCAAGTACGTCTCCTCGTTCTTCTTCAGGTGTAAGTTCTTCTGTGGCCATGTTATGACTCCTTTTTCGTAGGTGTGGCTTGGGTGGCTGATGCCTCAGCCTGTTTTAATTTTTTCAGCTCTATCAGTGTTTTCGCCTTAGACTCGTCACGCTTTAACGCGAGCTCTTCGTCCTTCTGTCGCGTATTAACTGCAAATTCCTGCTCGCGAAGCCCCATCTCTCGGCCCTTCATCTCTACTTCTGAGGGGTCTGTTCCTGGTGCCTGCGGTGTCTGCTGCTCTGGGCCCGCAAGTGCCTCGTTCATTTTCACATCCGTATCTGCCGAGTCTCTGCCGGCACGAACCAGGTTCAGTACAGTATTAGACTTAACTTCTTCTGTCTCTGCTTCTGTCTTAGCATTCGCTAGCTGCTTCTCGTTGAGCTCTGCTTCTTTAAGTGCCTGCTGCTGTTCATCTGGCTGGTTATACAGCTCGTCAATCAGCTCTTCTTTATCTTCCAGGGTAGAGTTCTGGATCAGCATCCTGTCAGGGATAGGGACTCCCAGCTCTTTTAGCTGTATCGCCTGCTCCAGCTGAGTCTGTTGCATCGTATCTCTATCAGGCACAGTGGTAACAGTGACGTCGTAACGTCCTACAGTTATATCGTTCAGTACTCCTGCTGGTGCTTCGCCCGACGGCTCGACCTCAGTGTTTATATTCACTGCCTCAGACTCTGCCCTGAGGGACTCACCAGTAATCTGGAACTCACGCTCTGTCGTGTAAAATGTCTGCAGTAAGTCCAGCACTCTATAGGCCATAAGAGACCTGGTATGCGCTAGGTTGTCCATCACTTTGGCGAAGTTTTTACCGCCCACCTGCTGTTTAGCCTGGATAGCCTTAGCAGCTACATCTTCCCGGTCAAACCCACGCATGGAGTCACTCGCCATGGATATTTCTTTTATATCTTCCCCTGCAATCTGGGAGATACGATCAAGGCCAGTGGGCACCTGGTTAGGGGTTATCTTCTCCAAGTTATTCACGTCGTCCAGCTCAACGACCAGTCCTGTCTCGGCGCCGCGCTCTTCCAACTCTTCAGTTGTCAGATTAAGTACGGAGCCCTTTTTAACTTTCCAGCCTGAGTTCGCACTGGTATTTATAACATGTAACTCCTGGGAGCGAGACTTATTATATAGTCTCTGCGGGTCGATCATGTTCTCGACCATCCCTATCGTGGCGCCACGGCGGAAGATAGGAAAGAACGGAAGTATCGTGAAGTGTTTGTATGGGGATATCTCATTGTGTAGCACTGTATCTCCACAGGTTACAGTCCACTTATACACATCGACCGGGCGCTTAATTATCGCAACCTCGAACTCGTCCATAACTGCCTGTATCTTCTCCCGGGGCATGCTCTCAGGGACAACACTCATATCACCTGACTCCAGGTCTACGAAGTGATCCTGGTTCTTCCGGACCTTATACTGCCTCTCAAGTACTCTTAGCCGACGCCTGTACTCATCTGAGGTAGACATGTAGTTCTCTTGTGTGCGAGCGAACTCAGGCCCCCCAAAAGTATCAGGGCGTACGTCAAAGTAGTCATACCCGAGGGGGTACGTGTCGTAGTTAAACTCCTTAACCTCCTTCCCCTTATCTGCGCCGTAAATGTTGCCTATCTGTTCCGGAGAGAGCCACTTAGAGTAGAAGACATCGTTCCAGGTATCGGGGTCATATTCTTCTGCGTCCGGATCGATTAACACGTTCATCATATTGATGTGTTGTATCTGGATATCTCCCAGCACGTGCTTATCAAAGTTCATGCGGATATCATAGAACCCTCGCCCTGAGATAATCCCGTCATCAAAGACCTGGGACTCAACCCACCTGAGATTGTTTGAGGTAGCCACATGAAGCCAGAGCTTATTAAGCGTATTCGCTGTGCTCTGCGTCCCTCCCTGCTTAGGAACAAAGGCAATCGAGGCTCTGTTCTTTAGCTGTTCTGCAAACATCACCATCAAGCTGGGGAGCGTCTTGTTCAGTGTCAGTGCAGGGCGACGAACACGATCCAGCCGACGTTTATCTGCTGCATCCCACTGATCACCTGCAAAAAACTCCTCGCATTCAGCTGCTTTTTTCTGGAACTGTATGCCCCCCTCATCCCTGCAGTACGCGTAACGTTCCATCTGCTCTTGTATTGTATTGTAGTCGCTCATAATCTTATGCACTCATGTGAGATCGGCCACCGGATGGCCCGTTAATCATCTTAGCGAGGTTATCGCGCCAAGAGCTCCGCGTAACTCTCTTACGCTTTGTGGGTAGGGGCGTATCTAGTGCCATCTTCGCCAGGTCTGACATCGCATCTACCTGGTCATCATGGACACCGTGGGGAAATCGAAGTAACTCTCGAATCAAGTCTTCTCTCCACCCTGCTCTATCTGGTATTGATACAACACTACGCTGCATCATCCCCTGCAGAGTCCTAGCCCTAATAACCTTATCATGCACAGGTACCAAGTCATCCTTTATAGGAGGGTATAACCTACGCACTTTTAGTTCTTCAAGTAGTATCGGCAGCATCGTTGTAGCTATATGCCCTTTCTCGATACCGACCATCGATGGGCTATGCTTCTGTATCTGGTCAGCCATCGTGCGCACTATCTCTATAGTGTCTCCCCTGAATCGCACTATATCTATTATATGGAGCACTCCTCCCTGGTCTAACGCTCCTGTCACTCCTACAGTCCAGTCATTCGACTGCTTAGTTCCTATAGCAAAGTCCCAAGCCATCAATATCGGATACTCAGGGCGCAGCTGAAATGCATGCTCCCTTATGTAGCTCTTTTTGAAGAAGTTTCCTTCGTCGGGCACCGGGTTCTGCTGATATAGTGAGTTCCAGTGGTGCGGAGGAAGACCTTTTTTGATTCTTCCCAGAGCTGCCTCGTCGAACCTGGCTGGGTGGACAGCCTGGGCAGGTTTTCGGACGTGGATGTAGCCAGGGTTACGCTCATAGGTAAGCCTCAAGTCGGGGGTGATGTACTCATCTTTGTCTGCTATCGCAGGGAAACTCACAACGTTCCAATTTTCTATATAAGTCAGCTCGCGCTTAAGGTGCGCACGGAACTCCGGGTTCTCAGCTATTTCCAACTCACTTAAAAGAGCCTTTTCCTGCTCTTCTTGTGCTAGCAAGAGGCGCCCGGACAAGTCCATGTCTGACCATCGGGTCTGAATTATCGCTATACCTCCTCCAGGAGATACTCGAGTCATCGCTGTGCTGCCGTACCAATCAAACGCTTTCTCTAATACTGTTTCAGAAGCTGCTTGCTCTGCATCTTTCACGGGGTCATCGATAATCAGTGCGTGCCACCCGCGCCCAGTAATACCAGAGCCTACCCCAGCGGGGCAATAACATCCATCAGCT